AAGATCAACTACAAGATTACTAAGAGCCTTGAACCCGTTGGGATCTTGAGCTTCCAAGTCTTGTAAATACAGAGCTCTATCATCGCCCAGGACGTTGCGAGTATTAGGATTAATACTTACTTGGGTCATTTAACGAAGCCTATTTTTACCCGAAGGCGGTGGCATATCTCTGCTCATCCTAGTTTGCGCAGGAAGATCCTTAGTCGACATAACATCTGTAGTAGCCTTAGAAGCCTTCAACCCTGCAGGCTCAGCTCCCATAGAAAAACCACTTTTAGGTGCGGAAAACTGATTATAAACTTCATTAATAGCTTTTCTAACAGGCTCTACTTCCGCTAACGCTTTCCCACTCAGACCATCGAGATAATTCATAGCATCAGTCAGTATAGTCAAATCAGTAGATGATGCCCAATTAAGCACTGCATCTTTAGCTGATTTATCTCCACCAACTTTAAACCCTTTAATGGAGTCATTAATCATCTTATATATATTACGCCCACCCACTCCCACAGCTTTAGCTCCCCCAGCTACTATCGCACCCCCAGGAAGCATATCAGCAGCCATGCCTATTTGATCCATAGTTCCAAACTCTTGATCCCTCTTTTCTTCCACTTCAGCTCTCGCCTTAGGATCATCTGGACCAATAACTCTCTTTGCTGCATCCGAAACTTTTGCTGCACCACCATAAGCCATAGCCATTATATAGTCACCGTCTCTCCTGCCTGTTGACCTTCACTAGGCATATTCCTATTAAAGCTATCTGCATTCAAAGGACCAACACCAGCATTAGCCGACCTACCTGCTAAAACCGCTTCCTGTAATGCCTGCGCTTGGGGATCACTAAACTCTGAAGTCCCGCCTTCTCCCTGCCCGACTGGCTGCTGAGCCTGCATTTGAGCTTGAGAATCAGTCATTTGCTTCTCAAGCATAGGAAGAATATCCTCAACATCTTTCTCATTAAATCCCTTTACTAACAACCTACGCGCTAGTTCAGGCAAGTTCGGAGGAATGCCATATGTCTCAGTAAGAAGAGGTGTGAGGCCCGCAAACAAGTTCAATAGATCCATATACTGACTACGCTCAACAGCCAGTGCAGTAGACTGACTAGAAACATCCATAGTGAAAAGATACTCACCTTTCACTAATTCTCTACTCAAACTAATAAACGAATCTGCATTTTTATCTAACAAGAATAATTTATCTGGCCTGAACTGCGAGTCAAGCTGAAACATTTTACGAGCTTTGCGAACTTGAAACTCCGACAACAGAGCTGACCGTCTATTCTCTCTAGACGTATTCTTCCTCTCCATGATAGATGCTTCAGTCGCCGTCTCATTAGTACCCATCGACACAGGCTGCGGAGTACCAGCACTTCTATCAAACATCTGCTGGAGAAGATTTAACATCCCGCTCTTATCAGAAGGCACTGAAAGGAATGGAAGAGGAATAATCGCATTAGATCCTTGTTCCCCAAGACCCGGAACTTCCACAATAGATCCATCAGGCGCATCCAAAATATCTTGAAGGATGTCTCTATCTATACCTGCCGCAGGATCAACAAGCCATATATTCTTTTGCTTCCTAATAGTATAAAGGAAAGAATCCATGATCTCATTAGTCAACGCCTGCACAGTATCCCCACCAGCCATAAGTAAAGGCGGCTTATGAAACCACTGCCTTACACCAGTCTGAAAACTTATAGTCTCTACTGGATAATTATCAAGCCTATCATATGGCCACTCTTCTTCATACTGTAGAAAATTCTCACTACCTTCGGCGACAGTAATAAACAGATTACGAAACTTACCTTTTCCTACTGGAAAGTTCTTTGCCCAGATCTCCCAACCTCTAACTACATCAAAACCATCTGAGTCAAGATTCCCATCTTTATCTGGAGCATCTTTATATCTGCTAGGCTCTAAATCATCAACATTAGAATATGCAGGGTTAGCTCTTACTTCCTCTAATGGAAGCTCCCAACCAAATGCTATCCATCTAGCGTCCATAGGACCTTCAAGACTAAAAGCATCAGTCAGAAATAAATCAGGCTGCCAACGCACCGCATAAGGAGAACCTCTATGAACATTAGTATTAGCACTAGGCGCAGGCCTATCATGGAATAACTTATGAAGTTTTATATGATCCATGAAAGACTCTTTAACAAGAGCTCTTAAATCGCTATCCTCAATGTCCTGCAACAAAAATTTCAACTCAGCTTGATGCAACTCAATATGAATAAGATGATCTTGGCCATCGCTGACCTTTACAGCTATCCCACCCTTCAAGAAAACATTCTCTTCTGTAGGATCCTCCATGTCAAGAACAGTCATCTCTTGACGCATTTCCTGTTCAACTACATCTACATCAAGCTCAAATCCAATCTTCGCAACCCCATAAGGAAACAAGAAAGCATCTAAAGCACAACGCTCATCAACTCTTAATTGATTAGTTTCCCTATAGCGATAATTCGCAATCTTAGCCACACCAGATGCCAAGTTCGGCCCATGCGGATCTTCTGGATTTATCTTCTGAGCAGCCTCACGAGTCTCCGGATAACACTGAAAAGTCGGAGCCCTGTCTAACATATTAGCAAGACTCTGATCTATAAAGCCATGAATAAGACCACTCTTTACCCTTCTAACGTGTTCCTCTTCTGCATCACCTACATCTTGCTCACGCTCAGTACTAGCCTCATTATAAAATTGATTAACAAGCACATTACAGGCTTCAAACAAAGGCTTAACCTTCTTCTGTACAAAGCCAATCTGCCCTTGCCAATACTGAACTCTTAGATCCTGCGCTGTCGGATATGCCATTTATATCTCTATAACAATTTGTTAGGGAGCGTCGAGACCCCAGTTATCATCTAATGGACTGGCCTCAGGAAAAGGAACTACTATGCTATCATTACTTCGCGACATCCCTCTTCTTGCCCTTGAATTTCTCATAACATACTCATCGAAGGTTATACTACTAGGCATAATTTTCATAGGACCAGACAAAACTTCAGTCGCCCCTATCGCACTACGCAACTTGGATAGCTGCATTCCTAGCAAAGCCAAGCAATCAATCTGGTCATCATACCTTGAGTTAGGAAAACGGCTTAGCTCATGCTCAAGTTCCCCCAACCACGTAGCATTTTCAGGCACATGAAAGATGCCCATCTGCATAGCACCTGCAATAGCCCCAGCTCTACTAGGCGAATCCTTAGAGCCTTTACCTATAACACTAACATCTTCCATTACTGTCCAGCAACCCAGTTCCGCTTTCCTCTTGCGAAGCAAAGGCCCAATAACTTTATTCATCATCACACGCTCATGTAACCACTTCAGCGGCTTATATTGAAGCATAAGCTCGCAAGCCTTCTCCACCCCATCAAATATCTCTACTTGAGCCCTAAAGATATTAACAAGATAAATCATACCACGTTCATCTATACCAAAAATCATATGAACTGTAAAATCACCTGAGCCTTTAGTTAAGGCATAATCACTAGCGCCATAATATGTCAAGTTTTCAGGTATTTTATTCTCTGGAACCTTCTTCATCCATCCAGGCTGAAATACATCCCCCTCATCACTTACAGGCTTCTGCTGATGCAGTGCCATAAAAAGGGACGGATTGCGTGCTCTAATAGCGTGGAGCTCCTCAACTGAACGCATATTTGGACCTTCCGGCAGGAGCGCTTCGCCTGGCGCTCGGCCCAAAGGGTCATTCGGTTCAGCAAGGGAGGGAAGCCTTATAATGTCCCAATACTCTTCGCCTGATTCATTGAGCCGTTCAATCCGTCCCCCTAAATCATCATCATGCCACCTCTGCATAATAAGTATAACAGCACCAGGCCCATCTCTATACGGGCGCAGACGATTCAGAAGAACACTTGCATACCAGTCCCATACAGCTCTACGATTATTCAGGCTGAGGGCGCTTTCGTAACTCTTAAAAGGATCATCTATAACAGCTATATGAGCGTGAAAACCTATCAGTCCGCCTAGCACTCCCTCAGCCTTATACTCTCCACCTTGTGCAGTTTTCCACTCATTCATACTTTGAGCATCTTCTGCAATCTTTACCCCAGGAAATACCAGGCGAAACCTATCATCTTTTATAATATTCCTTACGTTCCTACCAAAGCCAAATGCCAAGTCTGCCGCATAGCTAGCTTGTATAAACTCCAAGTCTGGATTCCTACCAAAGAACCAAGATGGAAAGAGTTCACTAGACAACCGGGACTTGCCAATAGCGGGAGGAACGAATATAGCCAATCTCCTAAGCTTACCTTGCTCTACTAATTGTAACTTCTCAGCTATATTATAATGCACAGGATAAGGATAGTATCCCTCATCCATGAACTGAGCATACTTGATTAAACTACCAGCCGCCTGTTTGCGTCTGATAAGCTCCCTTGCAACCTCAGCGGGATCCTGTGCCTCAGGTGCGAAAGCTGCAGGGGTATTAGCGAGCAAGTTGTTCAACTACTTTTTCTTTTTCTTAGAAGGATAAGCCGTATTAAATATCTTTTCATCCGGTGTACCTTTTACTGTATTCCTAACCTTTTCCAGCCCATGCGCACGTATAAGACTACTATACTTATTATTCATCTTAAAGTAATCTGACGCATTTTGCATTTCTGGATTATCACTCTTTCCACCAGTCATAGTACCAGAAGACACTGTGGTAGTCTCTGTACCTTTACGCCCTTTTCTGGTAGTAGGAGTTGTCGTGGTCTTAGTTACAGAGTCATCATAACGCGTAGTCTTCGATGAGGATGAGTCAGGTTTAGAACTCACAATATCTTTAGTTTTTCCAGACACACTAACACTATCAGGTTTTGCTTTTGCTTTTGATTTTTGGTAAGTAGAGTCACTCTTCATCTCCTTAAACCTTCTAAGAAGATCAGCCTTCTCATCAGCTTCTACACTATCTAACTCTTCTACTTCATCATCCAACTCATCAAAAGCCGCATCAGCTCGTGCTCGTAATCTTTTCTTATTCATCTTCCACTACTTCCTTCTTATGATCACTAAGAGCTTCCCCAAGAACCTTACGCTCTTCATCATTAAGAACGGCAAAGTCAGCCTCGATGGCTGCAGGATTAGATGTCGCTAGGCGATCAAGGACACCCACTAAAGCTTCTGTGGAAGTCTGGTCAACTGAATGTATAACGTGCTGATCAACTTCACGCCTCTCAGTATACCCACGATCCTTGCCAAGGGTCTGCAGGATCTTCCAACTGTAAGCTTTGTCCCCACTCTCCACTGCCCTAAAGATGTTATCTTCTGCATTATCAATGACCCGCTCACGCGAATCCGCCATGACTTGCTGCAGAGCCGGACTACGAGTTATGTGATAACGAACTGCTTGCGCAGACCCCATACCCACTGTGTCAGCCACGCGACTAAGGACACCTTTATTGGCGATGATAGCCTCAGCCAATGAATACTCACGATTCTTACTCTGAGACTGCAGAGCAACTTTAACTTCTACTTCTTCCTTCGCCCTGTTCCTTAGACTCGGAGCTGAGCATCCAATCTTAGTGGCTGCATCCTCAACAGTCATAGTCTGCTGAAGAGCCTCTATCATTAATGCTGAGTCTATTTCCCTCTTACGTGCCATGCTATTTCTTTCCAGACCTGGACTTCGGCTTAGCTTTAGTCACCTTACTTCCAGTCTTCTTTGCATGAGTCTTAGCAGCTTTCTGACCGGCCTTGCTATACGAGAAATGCTTATCTCCAACTTTAGGCATAACACTCTTTCTTTCTTAAAGCTACAGCTCCGTTACTTTCTTTTGACTCTACAACTATAGGCCAATCAGGAACCACATCTTGTATAGCTTGTGTATAAGGACGAGTCTCAGCAAGAATATCTTCCATCGGATACTCCACGCCGATGCTAGTAGTCGTGGCTTCTTCTATTATTAGAACATTGCCAGCCTCAACATACGAACTCTCTATGCTATCTATAGTACTAAAATACCCAAAACCCATAGTTCCATTTCTACTGGCAAATTCTTCTGTATCATGAATAGCTACTATACCATCTTCAGCTATAACTCTTTTAAGCTCTAAAAGTTCTTTCTCTAAAGTCCAGTAATTATGATCTGTGTCTAATATGCAAAAGTCTATAGAACCGTCAGCCATCTTGGGTAGCTCTACGTAAGACACTCCATATATCCACTCGAGCTGCTCATGCTCAAACACTGCCCTTTTTATATCTATTCCACCATCCGAAAGTTCCTGCGTCCATGTAGGATATTCAGGGCTGACAACTATCAACTCATACCCCAACTCTTCAGCCAGGTATATAAGATTGATTGTGTTCTCTCCTTTATTAGCTCCCAACTCAAGAACAGTCTTAGGCTGACGATCTTTAATAAGAGCTTTCAGAGTCAAGTGTTTATCAAAGTGTCTGTGCATATCTTATAAGGGTACGAGGGAGTTCAACGGTGCGGAGCAGGGCTGGAAGGGACAAACAC